GCCCAATCCCAAGACATCATGGATCCAGACATCCCAGATGATAACGCGAAATACCGCGGACATGCCGATAAAATCTTTGCCCCTTTCCAATATGAAGATTTGATGTACGACAAGACATTCTATGGGAGAGTAGATACTCAGAATTATCCAATATACCCCAAAGCAGTGCCACAGAAAATATTAAGATCTGTTACAGGAACTCATGGGAATGTGGTGTTACTCAATTTTGTCGCCGATGCTGCCAATGCTATGATTAAAAAAATAGAGGCTCTTAAGCGAACTGGAAAATTGGAACGCACCAGTGTATATTATGGCTTTAAAGTCGAGAAAGGCTATAAAAATTTCGTCAACGAGCACCATGGCGCCATCAAAGCGCTCTATGATGCATTTGTTGAAAACTGGCTAACAGCACCCGCAAGGTTTGGGAAGGTTTATAACTTTAGTACGTTTTCTCAAGATTTTGTAGATTTTTTAAACTTACTTTTGCCCCGCTTCCCGATTACTAGGGGAAATCTGCTGATCAGAAAGACAACCAGCCCATTAGTTTCTGGGATAATGTTCGAGATCTCCAAAGCTAAACACGACGAAGATCAAAAGAAGCATACTGACTATATTAATGACAAGCATTTTTTGATGATGCAGAGTATTGCAAATGGATTCGGGTTTATGGTTGATAAGAATGCACCATGGCGCTTTATTGCAGATTTAGAGTCTCCGCCCATGAAAGATAGGATGGCAGCAATGGGCTTCGACTCACTACAGCAAATGTTTGATAAACAATACTATAAAGCACACTTGCATGAAGTTAACTCGATACGTGACTACCTGTTAAGCTTTTATGATTCGTACGCCGCCGCATATCCATACTACACTATAGTTGAAAAGGACGGAGAAGGATCAAAAGCAAAACTTCTATATAGGGAAAAGAGAAGTAAAAACCCATTTGAAGAAGATAAAAAACTGTTGGAGTTCTATTATTTTTTAAGAGCGAAAGAGGGTTTAATGGGGTGGAGCCAAGAAATGTTTGATGTGGAAGTCGATCGAGCATATAAAGTATTCCAGAAATATGGATTCATAGAAGCGTTGAACTATATCAGCGATAAAACTACCTTTATGGTTGGAGATGGTGCTAATTTTGGAAATAAAATAAAAATCGAAGAAGGAAAACGAATAATTTACAACCATCAACCGTCTTATAAGAGAACCAGTTTCACTATGAAAATTTAGGAGGGCTAGTGATTTTTCAAACACTAGATGATAAGGCGGAGTGTGTAGGTGTATATTGCGACGGAGAGTTGTCTTTTAACGAAATGCCCACCAACCTGTCCAAGACATGGAATTATTCTAATTTTTTACACAACCATGATGTTGAATATGCCAGTATCTACTGTCTGGGCAAGAGTTTAACAGAGGTTTGCCCATCTCACCTCGTTGGGGAGTGGGAATATGTATCCAATCGCCTGAAGGCGTTCTTGAGGGCAAATAGATTAGCAAAGGTTAATTTAGCCGACAACTGTTTTTTTGACGTAACACCGGAACGATTCATGAAAGAATTCTGCCAAATAAAAAACGAGATTTGCGAGTGGGTTTTTTCAAAATACGATCGCCCCGAAAACTATGATCATTTGTTAAGCGTACAAAAGGTTTTGTCCGAGATGAAGTACCAAAAGTTAAATTTGGACGTTAAGCCCCTTAGAGCCTATTGGGCAGACAGCAGAGCAAAAAAATTATATAAACAATATGTCTCATCTGATGCATTTTGTGACTACAACCTCCATGGCTCAATAACTGGTAGATTATCGACACATAAAGGCTCTTTCCCGCTGTTGAACCTGAAGAAAGAGTATCGTGAGATAATCGTCCCGAATAATGACTTTTTCATCGAATTGGATTACAACGCAGCAGAAGCAAGGGTAGTTTTGTCTTTATTGGGTATCGAACAGCCAGATATTGACATTCACGAACACCATGCAACAAATCTGTATAAATGCTCCAGAAGCGATGCCAAAAAGCGCTTCTTTGCGTGGCTTTATAATCCAAACTCAGAAGATAAGATATCTAGTGGGCAATATGATAGAGATTTGTTGTTGAGCAGACACAGGACGGGAGACTCCATTGAGACACTATTTAAGAGAAAGATTAAATGTGATGATTTCCATGCTTTCAACTATCTTATCCAGAGTACTTGTGCTGATATGGTACTTGACAGGATGGTTGCCATCCACGACATGCTTAAAGGTAGAAAGAGTTGTGTGGCGTTCACTCTGCATGACAGCATTATACTGGATTTTTCATCGGATGACAAGGAACTTATCAAATCAATTGTAGAAGAATACAGAAACACCGAATTGGGCACCTTTAGGACTACGGTATCTGCCGGCAAAGATTTGTATAATTTGAAATTGATTAATATATAATAATTTAGGAGAAGTGATGAATATTATAGGTTTAGGGAAGGCAGGGTGCAAGATCGCTGATATGTTCAACCAATATCCTCAATACACTGTGTTCAAAATAGACGCAGATGCCAAATTGAAAAGAAAGAAGAATTGTATGTATGTTCCAAAGCAAAGCTCAGTCGAACTATATGACGCGAACCCAGTTGATCTCAAGAGGTTGATTAAAAACTTGGATGACGACGAGGAATGCTTTTTTATAGTTTGCGGATCTGGCAAGATATCAGGCTGTACCCTATGGGCACTTAAGCAATTCAAAGATGCAGGGCAAGAAATAACAATTGTTTATATAAAGCCCGAATTAAGTACGCTAGATCATTTGGCTAAATTAAGAAATCGGGCACATTTTTACATCTTACAGGAATGCACTAGATCTGGGATGTTTGAGAAGATGTTTTTGATTGACAACAATATCATGCCTCAGATCGTAGGAAAAGCTTCAGTAATTAACTATTACAGCAAAATTAATGAATTTGTCGTAACAGCCATCCATTGGTATAACATCTATAGAAATACAGAGCCAGTGTATGATACATTCCGCGACGAATATATAACTTCTAGAATATGTGTTTTCTCTCATGTTGATGTTAACGAGCAGAGCGAACAGAAAACCTTTTCTATAGAAAAGGTAAACCAAAGGAAATATTTTTATGGCATCAATCGTATAACAGTAGAGGATGATGAAACATTGCTTGATCGACTTACTTCGATATCGTTAAACGAGGCAGATTCTACGGCTTCTATCTCACATGCGATTTACACCACTGAGTTGGATAATGGCTACTCATTTGCAATCCACTCATCATCAGAAATTCAAGAACAGGAATAAGATGTCAGAAAAATTTAAAACAATTTTATTAGATCCGCCATGGAACGAGCGTGGTGGAGGAAAAATTAAGAGAGGCGCCGACAAACACTATGAATTGTTGAAGACGCCCGATATTATCAGAACCATACTACAGTCAGAGCATTGGAATGAACTAGATGACAATGCCCATATGTACTTGTGGACTACAAATAACCACTTAGAAGACGCCTTGCACGTGATGAAGTCACTGGGCTTCAGATATGTTACTAACATTGTCTGGGTAAAGAATAGAATTGGCTTAGGGCAGTATGCAAGAGGAAAGCATGAGCTTATGCTGTTCGGCACTAGAGGAGTAAGGCACACTTCCGTCAAGCGTCATAATAACACTTTAGCCTCCGTCATAGAGGCAAAACGGGATATCCATTCTAGGAAGCCAGAAGCTTCATTTCAGTGGATTGAAGATCGATCTTACGGCCCTTATCTGGAGTTGTTTTCTAGGAATCCTAGGGAAGGATGGACAGTTTGGGGAAATGAGATCAAAAGTGAATAAAGTGGCGCATTCAAGCGTATAACTTGTACCATAAATTAAAGGAGTAAATAATGGGAAACAACACAAATATCAAATACTATCGTGGAACTTTCACGAAAACAAACGGCGAACTTCGCACAATGTTCTTTGTCCGATCAGGCGATCTACCAGAGACATTTATTACTAGCAATACTAAGGGCACTGGACGTCCCCGAAACCTCAAGGAAGGTTTTGAGACTGTCTGGGATCTGCAAAGTAAGTCATGGCGAACGTTCAACTGGCAAACCTCAGATCCAGAAGAAACTACGATTTTTGAAGCAGATGAAAATATTTTGAATAATTTCACCAACTGAGACGTACTATAGACAGCGGCAGGGCAGATCAGCCCTGCTGACTATAGACAAAAAGTCAAAATAACAAAAAAGGAGAAATATTATGGCTATTGATTTTGCAAAAATGAAACAAAAACTTGAAAACCTTCAAGGTAACGGCTCTTCCAAGAGTAATATCTTTTGGAAACCGCAGGACGGTGATCAAACTGTCCGAATCGTTCCGACAGCGGATGGAGATCCGTTTAAGGAAATGTGGTTCCACTACAATGTAGGTAAGAACCCCGGCTTCCTTTGTCCCAAGAAGAATCACGGAGACGACTGTTCTGTGTGTAACTTTGCGTGGCATATTATGAAGGAGGCAAAGCAAAACGATGATGCAGAAACTTTGAAACTCTCAAAGTCACTGCTTCCGAAGCAACGCTTCTTCTCGCCAGTCGTTGTGCGAGGCGAAGAGGACTCAGGTACCCGCCTTTGGGGATATGGAAAAATGGCATATCAAGAATTGATTCAATTGGTTCTTAATCCGGATTATGGAGATATCACCGATATAGATGGTGGTACCGATCTTGTCATTAACTATGGCAAGCCACCCGGCGCCTCTTTTCCAGTGACTAAGATTCATCCTCGACGTCGCCCATCCCCCTTGGCAGAAACCAAAGAGAACACTCAGGCTTTCTTGGACGGCATCCCGTCTTTCAAGGAGAACTTCAATGTCAAGTCTGCTGCTGAGATCGAAGAGATGCTGACTACCTTTCTTTCCGGAGAATCTACCGATGATACCGGAGGATCAGAAACTACCAAGTATAACAACAAGGAAACTTCTGATGTAGATGATGCATTTAAAGAGTTGCTAGGAAATTAGACATAATGTTCTAAACCGCAGGTAGGCATGGGTTTACAGATGCCTTACTTTTTCAAACAAAGGTGACAAATGGCTAGAAAATTAAAGAAAGTACAAAGCAAATCACAAGGCAAGCTTAGTCGCAAAGACAAGCTTAAGATGATTAACAAGTTGGCAGGTAATGACGTAGCGCACGATCTGACACAAGAAAATCCAACAGATGTTTATGATTGGATCCCGACATCCTCCACATGGCTAGATGCCATCGTGTGTAGAGGAAAGAGTGCCGGTATCCCTGTTGGTAGAATTACTGAAATTGCAGGCTTGACAGGAACAGGAAAATCCTATATGGCTGCTCAAATTTCCGGAAACGCCCAAAGAATGGGCTATAACGTTTATTATTTCGATTCCGAATCAGCAATTAGTTCTGATTTTTTGGAAAAGTGTGGGTGCATTATTGATGAACCCGGCGCAACCGAGGGAGATTTCGTCTATGTCCAAGCTCAGAATGTTGAGTTTGTATTGGAGACAATCGAGGCTATTCTAGCCTCTGGTGAAGAAAACAACCTCTTTGTGTGGGACTCACTTGCACTCACTCCAGCAATTGCGGATTTAGAGTCGGATTTTAATCCTCAAAGTACTATGGCAGTAAAGCCTCGTATTTTGTCGAAGGGATTGGCGAAACTTCTTCAGCCAATTTCAAATTCCAACTCCGCACTACTGGTACTTAATCAGTTGAAGGATAACATCACAAGATCTCCGGCCGAAGCGATGACGACTCCCTACTTCACTCCCGGTGGTAAAGCACTGATATATTCATATTCCCTCCGAATTTGGCTCACTGGGAGAAAAGCCAAAGCCTCTTTTGTTTATGACGATAAGGGGTACAGAGTCGGTTCAGAAGTTAAATGTAAATTAGAAAAATCACGTTTCGGTACGCATGGTAGAACATGCAACTTCAAAATCTTGTGGGGCGACGAAGTAGGTATCCAAGACGAAGAATCTTGGTTTGATGCTATCTCTCCTTCTGAATGTATCAGTAGTAGCGGGGCTTGGTTCACACTTGCTAGGAATGGCTATGAAAAGCGATTCCAGAAGTCCAAATTTGCTGGAATGGCAAGAGATGATCCAGAATTCCGAAAACACATTTTAGAAATCATTGATGAAGAAGTCATCATGAAGTTCGATAAAAGATTGGGTGAGGCATCCCAGTATTATGACGCTGAAGAGAAGTCATAGTATAAAGTCTCCTTTGTTTGTTTGGTTAGCTCTCGTCATTAATTTGGCGGGAGTTTTCTGAATAAAGGGGCACCATTAATCGTATAATATTGCAGAGGGACTAAATGAAAAAAATCATTCATGTAAATCAGCATAAGATTAAAGCCAACACCAAGCACGGCACAAATGAGCCGGTGTTGACTGTTAAGACTTATAAAGATAACAATTATGCACACGAAGCTATTATGCGAACAAAGGATGGCGAAGAGATTGCAAGAGTGGTTTATAGAGCACATAAGCCCCTTAGTTGCGGTGCCCGCGTCTGGATTGAAATAGACACGAACACGGTAGATGTAGAATTGATCAAAAGGGGGGAACAATGAAGAAAATTCTAATAATTGACGCACTTAACATGTTTTTTAGGTGCTATGCTAGAGATCCTAGCATTAACCTGCAAGGAAACCCATCAGGAGGCTGTGTTGGCTTTTTGAAGAGTTTGCAAAAATCTATACGCTTGACAAAGCCAGACGATGTGGTAATCGTTTGGGATGGCGGAGGTGGCTCTAGGAAGCGCCGCTTGATTAACAAGAACTACAAATCTGGAAGAAAGGTGGTTCATTTGCCGAAAGACATGAATTACAACTTTTCTCACGAAGAAGAAGCCTCAAACAAGGCATGGCAACAAGTCAGGCTTTTTGAGTATCTAGATAATCTGCCTATTTGCCAGTTTATGTATGAGGATGTTGAGGCTGACGACATCATTGCAGCAATCACACAATCCAAAGCTTTATCAGATTGGAATAAGGTGATCTTATCAAATGATAAGGACTTCATGCAACTATGTGACGACAAGACGATTTTATGCCGTCCAGCAAAAAAGCCATGGGAAGTGTTGAATACTAATCGCATTGTAGAGGATCTAAGCGTCCACCCAATCAACATGGCACTAGCACGTGCCATTGTGGGGGATAAATCGGACAATCTGCCGGGTGTCCCAAACGTCGGGTTTGGCAGAGTAAATAAATTCTTCCCTTTTCTAAAAGAGGCAGAAGAGTATAGCGTAAGAGATCTAATTAAGGTGACTGAGGAGATGACAACTGAAAATAAGAGCAAGTTTCTCGTATCGATTCTAGAACATGAGGATGTTATTGAAGAAAATTACAGAATAATGCAACTATACCAGCCATCCCTTTCGTATCAAAGGAGAAATGCGGTTGAAAACTGCCTTATCGAAAGAGAGAAGCATTTCAATATGACTAATTTTCGCCTGCTGTTAGCAGAGGATGGGTTTATGTCGCTTAGATGGGACACCATGGAACAATGTATGAGAAGAATTATTAATTTTGAATAAAAATGGACAAACAAGCGTATTACTTAACGGGAGGGTATATGAATATGAGGAAATCTACTGAAGATTTCTCTAGGTTTGGAAAACACTTTCAAGAATCAATGGTACAGTTGATATTGGAAGATCGAGCCTATTGCGATCAAATAACGGAGGTGTTAGATGTCAGCTTTTTTGAGTTGGGGTACTTACAGGTTTTCGTTAACAAAGTACTAGAATATAGAAAAAAATACAAGGTGCATCCATCCTACAAGGCGATGATCACCATCTTGAGAACCGATCTGGAATCTGAGAACGAAGCGCTTCAGATGCAAGTAAAGGACTTCTTTTCTAGGATCCATACGGCGGAGATCTCAGACAGAGATTTCATCATGGACACTAGTTTGGACTTCTGTCGCAAACAGAAGCTAAAAGCTGCTCTTATGAAGACTATCGGGCTTATGAAATCCTCGTCTTTTGACGAAATCAGTAAAGTTATTAATGATGCCCTAACATTAGGTATGGGAAACGAGGCTGGATACGAATACCTCACAGACTTTGAAGAGAGATACACTTTAAAAGCCCGTAATCCGCAATCAACCGGCTGGGATGAGATCGATGCCATAATATCCGGCGGACTTGGTAAAAGCGAACTAGGAGTTGTTGTAGCCCCTACGGGAGCAGGTAAATCTATGGTTTTGACATGTCTGGGCGCAAAAGCAGTAGCAGAGGGCAAGACAGTCATCCATTACACTTTTGAATTGGGTGACAAAGTTATTGGGCGCCGATATGATTCTTGCATAACGCAAGTGCCATTAGGAGATTTGAACGCATTTAAAGAACAAGTTTACGAAGAAATCAGTCAATTAAATGGTTCGCTTATAATTAAAGAGTACCCAACAAAGTCTGCTTCAACCCAGACTTTGAAAACCCACCTAGAGAAACTTAAGAAAAGAGGCGTT